AGAGCAATCCATTGTTCTGTTCCATTGGCTGTAGAAGCACTCTCGCCACCAAGGGAATCTACAAAGGTAATCTTGACATAATAAGTCCGGGCAGCCAGTGACCCCCCTGTAACCGATTGCACAATTGGATTTGGAATCGTCGGAGTGGAAGGATTGGCATTATTAGGTGGCGGATAGATTTGAAGCTCGTTGGGATTGTTGGGGTCTTGAAGCCATGTTGCTGGCAATCCATTGCGCCCCATTCCAGTTGTATCTTGCAACTGAGGCCCATAGGGTGGGGTTGACAGCCACTTGAGTTGCCGAATGTTGGAAATGTCCAACACTGAATCTTTCTTAATCTTATCTAAGTCCTTGAGGTCCAGTCCAGTATTTACAACTCCTGGTGGACACTCATCCTTCGGCCCAAGCCAATAGAGGCTCTGACTCTTCACAGTCTTGAAATATTGTGGCTGTGAAAGCAAAAATGTCCAGCGGCTATACCGGAGAACCCGCTTATGAACGCGGTTAATGTAGTCCATAAGGATAGATTGTCCCGGTGCAGCAGTGCTGGACAGTTGTTGTCGCACGTCTTGCGAGACGCTGGCAAGAATATCAGCGACTTGGGGATATGTATTGTAAGCCATTAGTTAGCTTCTTTGTGTTGTTGCAAATAAGCAAAAGCATCTAGTAAACACATAGGATTATATTTTTCAAAAAAGCCCAATCCTAAATTGTGAGTTTGGCACAAGATTCCTCTCACCTTTCCAGTAGCATGATTGTGGTCTATGTGAGAATAAAAATCTATCTCTTGGCCGCAGTTAGGAAAAGCACATCTATATTCTTGTTCCCGAAGAATTTCTTCATGTTCTTCTGGGCTTAATCCGTAGTTCTTTAATATGTTATATTGACGCCTTTTGTTTTTATTCTTTTCATTCCATTGATGTGCGTATTCTTTACGGTTTCGTTTAGGATGCTCTCTGTAATATTTCTTACCATAGGCTAGACGTTGAGCGCGGTGTGAGGCTCTGTACTTTCTTTGGGCGCGCAATTGTGCTTCTGTAGATGACATTAGTGCTTACTATTATCTTTATTAAAATAATTTTCTTGTACACTATGGGCACAAACGAGAGTCTGTAAACCAAGTAGAAGGGTCACGTAATTTGAGTCCAAGCGATGAAACCATGCCATGATTCCACCTACTGTGAAGCAAGCACAAAGGAAGAGAGTGTGACGGCCCTGAAAGAAATTGGAAAGTTTTTGAAACATCAAATCACCGCCGCTGCGTGTAAGGCACATGCTGAAACAAAACCTGCTACGTATCCGATGCCGAAGTACTTGAGTTTGCTCTTTCTAATTTGCGAATGAAGCGTAGATATCGTATCATCTCTAAGTTTGATTGTCGCAGCGCTTGTGGTGTTATCGGAGGTATGGGCTTTTCGTTCAAGGTCGAGCGCCGACTGAGCATTAGTGACTTCATTTTTGAGTAGTCCATTCGATGCCGTCAAATCAACTTTGTCTTGTTGAAGCAATGGAACCAATTGAACAGCCGTTAGAACTGATTGAGCATTGGGAAGCGGGAGGAGAACATCATCGCCTTGAGCGACCCCGCCAAGTTGTGTGGCTACCTGAGCCGCAGTGAGAGTCGCATTCTGCTTTGGGACGTTGACTTCAATCACTTGGCGTTTGGCTAAAGCGGCAGTAATCTGTTGAATCTGCGATTCAAGCAACTGATTTTGTTGGTTCAAAGCCGCAATTTGCTGGGCACTCTGTTGTTGAATAACCTTGTTTTGAGCAGTAAGGGCGTCAACTATGACTGCCTGACGCTGCTCTGCGGCTGCGCGTTCGCTTGTTTGGATGTAAAGGACGCCATAAACTGCACCCACCGATAGGGTCGCAGCAAACGCCAATAAGATAAGATGGGTCTTTATCCAAGACCAATCCGCAGTTAGAGACATTGATACTGACCTGCTGCAGTTGATTGAGTATTAGTTATAGTGTAGAGATAATTAGACGGGTCTCCTACATAGGGATAATAAGGAGGCCAATACGGAGTTGGATAAACTCCATAGCCGCCGCGCCCACAATAGGGACACGGACCATTTAGAACGTGCATATTATTGCATTGAACCTGTTCTATTTGACCCGCATCATCAAGAGTTTTTCCTAAAAGACCTTTTGTTCCTGCTTCTGTTCTATCAGTGATTCGGGACATCCAACACCTCCAAAGTAATCGCCTCAAAGTTATTCACAGCGTTGACCATCTTCGGGTAAAGTTCCGCAAAGGCAGCGCGGCTCTCACCAATGGCATCATTCTGGTGGGACTTACCCACCAAGATACATCCTTCCGTGTCACTAGCCCAATTGCCCCAATGGATGCGAATTTCTTCGCGGTTAGGAACATCGAGTACCTCTGGCATGAGGTACATGCAATTGATGCTCTTGCATAGGGCTTGGAATTTTAAGTCAATGCTGAACTTTGGGGAGTTATTCAGCACAACTGTATAAAGTCCAGCTTGAATGCAGGACCCTGGAAGGCCATCCTTTTTAGGAAGCTCTAGGGTCCACGCTTCCAAAGCGTCATCTATAAATAGGTTCCCACAAGTAGACTGAGGAGTGAGAACAAGACGCTGTACTGTTAGTTTCATTAGAATTTATCAGCATGAACCGGGGCACCAAGTTTGCTGCCGCGATTCATAACTTTTGCCATTTCCAAATCAGGCTGGCGCTGCATAATCCGCATCTGCGCGACATGGTATTGGTCGAGCAACTTGCGAACTGTTTCAGCTTTCACTGGGTCAATGAAATACTTCCCAGGCTTGCCTGTTGGTTGGCCCTCTTCGTCCAATTCTGGACCGAATTTCTCAAAATTGATTGAGACTCCAGTATGGGCATCTCCAAACAAATCCTTGGCAGGAACAGTTACCCATTCCCAATTAGACTTGTCAACTTCTGCTTTTGGTGCCACTGCAACTTTACCGATTGTATCGGCCATTTGATTCACCTTTTATTCCTTGTGGGAATTATACGAAAGGGAGCGGGGTAGTGCCGCTCCCAATCGGTCAATTGTTATTATGCGTTAGTAGAATTCTGTCCAGCGGAGATGCAAGCCTCAATCCAGTTTTGATTGGTAATAATCGCTTTGAAAGCGAACTTATAACCAATCTTGCGGGTCTGTTGCAAGGTATCCGTCTGTCCACCAGGAGCAGCCGCATACACGCGGAGGTTCTGGAGGTCGGAAATTTGATAAGCATTACGGCCAATAGCGAAGCTATAATAGAGTTTCTTGGAATAACCGGAAACGGACTGTGTAACAGCCGCGAAACCGGGAGCGTTCGTCTTGACAATCCTGAAACCAGACAGTTCGCCAACTTCACCGCGCCAAATGCGGGCTGGGTTGCCAAACTGGTTGGAAGCCTTGAAGTCAGGGTCCTGCAACATCGAAGCATGGACTTGTGGAGCAACAACGAGGACATAATCCCCATCATCGAACGGGCGAGCGCCCTGGTCCATTAGGTTCGCGTGCAGAGCAGTGAGGTCCACATAGCCGAGTTTATCACTGGCAGTGGTCGTAGCATTGGAAGTCTTGCCATTAGGATAGTACACGTTCGAGGCACTGGACAAGACGTTGAAGATGAGGATGTCATAGGTTTCAGCCGCGTGCAGACCGAGCACATAAAGTGCGCGTCCCACAACGTCATGCTTGGAAGTCAGTTCTGCGAGGTCAGACAAACGCAGAATGATACCATACTGTTCCGCAACTGCCTGATACTGACTCATTGTAAGACCAATGGCGTCAGGAGACAGGCCTTCAGTCAACTGAGTCGGAGAAGTCGTGGTAGAAAGCTTTTCCAAGCGGTTGAACTGAATCGTTTTGGAACTATTGGACGGAATTGGGTCCTTATCTCCCCACTGGTCAAGAACAGTCATCAAGACTGCAACTTCCAGTAGTTTAGCGGAGAAATACGTCTGTTGGTCGCTAGCAAGCGAGCCAGCCGGACCGGGAACGCCAGTGCCGCCAGTAATGACAGTTACAACATCATCACCAAGGCCAAGCAGAATCCCGACGAGGGAAAGAAGATACTTAGAGAACATTTAGGTTCACCTTTGAACCCAACCCTTAAAAGTCTAACTTGACGCCTTTACCTTCCATCTCGGCAATCGTTGCTTTGATTCCTGCAATTGTGTTGAAGGAAGGTCTCGCAGCAACTTGACCCGGAGCAAGGGTAGTTTGAGGAGTGGTTGTTCGTACTTGTGCTGGTTGGGTGGTTTGAGAGTTTGCTGGAGGCGGATTTTTCGCCTTCAGGAGTTCGGGCAGTTGCATTCCTTGGTTTGCGAAGTAGGCTAGCTTATATAGCCCCGGCAAACGAGAGTAAAAACGAGAATCGTTTTCAGCAGTCGTGATAGCAGTCTTTAGGTCAGGATTGGCTTCAAGAGTCGTCTGAAGCGCAGCAGAACTTACAAATTTTCCAACTTCTGGATTTTCACTTGACACAGCTTGAATGGCTTGGGCCTTGACCGTCTGAGCAATAATCGGCTGAACGGGCTTTAAGGTATCCATAACCAACTTCTGTTGAACGCCCGCATAGGCTGCGGGGTCATTCTTGGAAGCGGCTGCGTACAAATCCTCAAGGTATTGCTTGGGATTCTGAGTGTAATCCAGTTCGGCAACTTGTCCCTGCGGCACTAATGGCTTGCCCGTTACCGGGTCAATGCCAGTCGTAAGAGCATATCGCGTTCGCAACTGGTCGATAAGAGCATCTTTTTCATTGATGCCCCTTACTGCATCTTCAGCAGTTTTATAGACTGAGCTATTCGCTTTTATGAACGGCTCACTCGCGGGTGGCTGTTGTGCAGCAGGGGGCGGTGTCTGTTGAGTTGCTGGAGGTGCTTGGCTCCCATCTGGCTGTTTTGCAACCTGTTGTGGAGGTTGCGTTACTATCGGCGGTGGATTCGATGGGAACAAAGAATCAAACGTCGCATCGTCGAGACCCGCTGGGGCGTTCTGTAATTGAACTACTCCACCGGGGGCTACATTATCGAGTTCAGACATATCATCTCCGCGCTTGTGGCGCTTTGAATTTTACTACATTATCCGATTGTGTCGGATTAAACTTTTGGAACTTCACAGACTCGTTCTATAGAAGAGTCTATCTCGCGGAAAGCGGCAAGTTCATCTTCCATCGCGTCGAAGGTCTTAGTGGACCCTTTGACGGTGGCTTTTTCAATTTGCTCCTGCAACCACGAGCACCAGTAAATTCCCGCTTGCAGCATGTCAACCTCACGCAAGTCTTTGTGGACATCGTGACTTAGTTGAGTTTCAAGTCGGGCGCGTTGTAGAGCGAGGCGCTCGCATAAGGCGAGGAAGCCCGGATGACTTTGTAGGGTGGAAACGGCTTCCTTAGTGGAAGTATCCCACCGCAACGGGGTCCTTGGGGCTTTCACCTCAACAAGCTTGTATTGCACAACCACTTTCGTGGGTTGTTTGAACCAATCCCTCCAACTCATAATACTCTCCTTATTGACCCGCTGGAAATCTAGCGGGATTTCCCGTGAAGGTTGGGCAGAGGAAGTTCCACTCACCGTCCACTTTCTTTTGAAAATGCTCGTCTCGAATAAATCCGCATTTGGTGCATTTTGCGCGGACATCTTGACTAAAGGATGTGAAGAGGTCTCCTGTCAAGTAATCAGCACGATTAGTATCGTCTGTGTGACAGAGACATTTGGAGTTCCAATGGTATTTCATTTATCTCCCATCCAACCGTCTTGCAGCAAGGATAAATCCTGGCGGCAGCAGTCGGCACATTTATAGGCGTACTTGGAACCGCAATTCCTTACGAGCTTCCAATGGGGCCAATCCTTGAGTCTAGCCTTGAGACAGCTTCTACATAGACTTACTCGCACATCTAAAGGACACTTGTAGAATGGTAAGGTCAGGCTGTAGATACTAAACTTCGCCATTAACTCTTGCCACCTTGGGCATCGGGCCAAATGTTGGCGCAGTCGTGGGCATCAACGCACGAGGCGTCGTTGGCAGCTTGGAACTCGCCACCAGGAGCATAGTCTTGGACGTCAACTCCACCCAGTTCGCCGCTCATGCCGAGTCCGCCACCGGAGGCGTCTGGGTGCTGAGGGACGATTCGACCCGCTGGGACAGCGGTGTTGCTGTGGGCAGATTGGAAGCTCCCACTGGCATCGCTGCGCTGACCGGGACCGGGTGCTCTACCTAGAGTGCCGCGAGTCGCGGGACTGGGCGAGGCTGTGTTACTTTGCTGTCTTGCATGGGCAACTGCGTCTTCAAATGAACTCATTTTATTTTCCTTATTGGTTTTTGACTATCAAGGGAATATTGGCTTTGACATCAGCGGGCTGACCTGGCTTGACATCGTGGTTATCTGGGGCGACTGGGCCGGACTTAGCTCCGCCATCTTTATCGAAGCCCTTCAAGGCCCATTCTTTGAAACCTGCTCCGGGTTGGGGAGTCTTGATTTCGAGGCCCATTGAGACATCGCCGGGGCGAACGCCTTTGTCC